CGCATCTTCAATGATCAATGCACGTTTTTTAGCCCTCGAAGACCCCAAACGCGCTAATTGCGAGGCATGGCCTGCACTCCGCACACCGGATTCACCCCTGCCTTGCAACACATTGACAATGCCAGAGGCTTCTTCAAACATTTGATCAATCTCTGCAATCTCTCTAAAGAGATCATTGGGGATCGATGGTGCCATTTGCTCAACCTTAGCATTAGGCATGTCCGTAGAAAGCAAGCCACCAACGCGGTTAAGCGCAAAGTTCTTCTCATCAAGCAAGCCTGTAAAGCCAATAAGCGCTGTAGGCGGTGACACTTGCTTGGATAAAAGGTCAAGAATCTCTTGCATCCGCTTATTGCGCATGTCTTGCAAGAAAACCAACCTTGCAACTTCAGAAATGCCCCAGTAGTAATCGTATTGCGGGGTTGGGCAGAGCTGAATAAAGGGTAATTCACCCTTCAAAAACATGCTTTCGCCTGAGCGGTCATAGATGATGACGTTCGGGTCAGCAATGGTGACGCACTGATAGTCCTCAGTCATGTCATTCCAGACCCATAACTCAGTCATCTTGATCGTATCTTCAGCCACACGAGCCTTGTACTGCTGCATCCCAGCAATATTGAGGTTCACATTACCGTACATCGTTGGATCAGTGGCAGACAGAATCAAGCGCTGGATGCCATCAGGCACCTGGTTCTCTTGGCTTTGCCCCATTTGCAAGCGAGCAAGCAATGCCTCACGTTGCGGATGCGAATAGAGCCTTGCATACAACTCAGAGCGTGTGATGTAGTAAATCTGAATTAACGCTTCTTGGCGATCCGTGTGCGGCGTATCTTCTCGATACACGCCAATACACCGTGGATCAACCATGTAGGGGTGCAAGCCATTCTTCTGAATGAGCTTAATGAAGGTGGAGTTGTAGCAAAGCGCCCAGTTCAGCGCTTGGGCAAACACCTGATCAGCGTTGCTATTGAGCCAATCATCATTCAAAGCGCCTGTAAGCGAAGGAATCTTGGTTTGTTCGTGCTTATTGACCGAGGCGCCAAGCGAAATCGTAAAGCGTGTGGTTTCTGCTGAGTAGAGAAAGGAGGAGAGCTGGTCAATGTGCGGGTAAATCTTGTTGTAGTACGCAGGCGGTGCATCCAATCCCGCACCAAAGAGATAGTACGAGCGCAGCGAGTCATAAGTTCCCGTGCGCTCTTGAATGCTGACGGAGCACTTATCTACCAAGTCATTGTAGAAATACTCTCTCTGGATGGGATCGTCAGGAATTCTCATGTAGGCAACTTTAAGTTCTCATGATCACGAATGACCACTGAAGGCGTTGGTTTGCGCAATGCTATACCACTTTCTTTGACAGCAGACAAGCCCCCAACGGTTTCTCCGCGTATCGAATTCAGATTGTAGTTGCCTAATTGTTTGGGGTTACCCCATTGCACGGCAAAGGGATTTTGCGGTTGTGCGGCCTGTTTATTGCCAAGCAGGGCATGTTGCTGGTGATCGCCTTCACGCGATGACTTGATGTCACTCATGCCGTAATCCTTGGCTAGTTCACGCAAGGTGGTGTCAGCATGTTTGGTGGAATCGGACTTCATACCCACGGCTTGCAAGAAAACCATCTGTACTTCCGATGTACAACCATGCGGGCATACAGGCTCTCTGCTTTCAAAAAAGCCATGTGCGGGACATTTGTAATCATGAACGACTGCCATAGTTTCTCCTTAGTTGCTGGTCAAGATTAGGGCGTTGATAGTCTTGTGCTTTAGGGCGAATGCCAAGGTCTAACTTAAAACCGCTGCCATCATAGGTAAGCAGTCTTCTTCTCACCATGAGTGGCTTTGGTTGCTTTCTGAATTCCACATACTTCTTGCCAGCCTTGATCATGACCGCAACATCGCCATTAATCCAATGCTCATAAGCACGGTTGACACGGGTCTGCACAAGTTCGGTTAGTGGGTATTTGCCATTAAGAAACACATCTCTGAGATGCAAAGGATCAAGGCCACAAAGCTCGGCAAAAAGGGCAATGGAAATACCGCGTTTCTTATCACGCATAAACGCCGGAATCACTTCCATCATTTGACGCTTACTGAGGCCCAACGCCAATAGCCTTTAAGTAATTGTTGATCTGCTTATCGACAACCGGCACTTGCACGGGTGTTATCGCTTCTTCTTTGCGATCACGGGTCATACGCATTTGCAGCAACCTTGGCATGAGCTGCTCAGCAAAGGCAACGCATCCAAGGGCAGTTGCAATGACACGATCATCTTTATTGCGCCCATAGGCAGCAATAGAACCTTGATCACGCACGATGGATTTCATCTCTTCCAGCAAATCCATTGAGTAGACATTCATCATCCCGCGCTCAAAATAGTCTTTAAAGTAATTCAGCATCCGTTCTTTTGATGAATGCGTGGTGAGATAGCCAAGCGAGTTCGAGACGCCACCCAGTGAATCATTACGCCGCCAAAGGTAGTGTTGCATGTGGGATAAGACGTCCATTAAGCCTCTCGCCTTGCGTGGCTCCATCGTTTGCGCCTGGCGCTTAAGGTTGCGCATCTCATTAATCACAGCCTGACCTGGCCCATTCACTTCTAGGTTGAGGGTGGAGTTCTTATAAGCCCCTGCCAGGTAGCAGACAACCCAGGCGAACTGGTAGGTGTTGAGTTCAGAGGTAGCGAATTCCGCAACCTGATCAAGTCCATCTGCATAGCAGCGGTAGATTTGGATGCAGAAACGATCAGCCCAGTCGCTGCTTCCATATGCTGGATCAGCACCGATGACGTAATAGGCGTTATCAACAGGTTCCTCCCATACTTTAAGCGTTGCCATGCGCTCTGTTGAGTTAATTAACTCAGTGTCTTCAAAGTATTGTCCCATTGAGAAGCGGTAGAACCGAGGTAGTAACTGCTTGGCAACCTTGGCTTGATCAGTGCAACGGGCGTGTGAGAAGAAACTCGAACCCGTCATGATGAAGGCATAGTCTTCAGTGGGCGGGAACTCCTGATACATGAGGGCTTCATCCTTAATCCCCTCATTCATCTTCCATCGCCACCAGGCAATCTGCCTTGAATTGATCTCTACCTGGTAGAGCTTCTTAATCTCTCTTGTCCATTCCTTTTCTTCAGGACTTAGCTTGCCATCCCAGTACACCTTGTAGACATCTGACTTGGCATCAGCACTGTAGAGTTCATTACGCCACCAGCCACAGAAAATGGCTTTTTGCGTTCTTGCACGTTTGGCAACGGCCCACATGTCATGCCACATGTTGAACCCACGCGCTGTGCTTTCAAAAAGGTAAAGCCTATTGGGGTTCTTTTCTGCCAAAGACGCTAGCAGTGATGCCAATCCCTCTTCATCACCCCAAGATGATGTCTCTGTGCCATGCAAATAGGTAATCCCCTTACCACGCCCTAACGACCCCTTAGCTCGCAAACCAGCGACTTGGTAGAAAAGCCTTGATCGATTCTTTAAGACCATCTGATTCCTGTTATGCGTCATTAAAGGAATCTTGTACTCCGGTGGCAAACCATCCATGTACATGGCAAGCGTGGTTCTGAACTGGTCTCGGTTCTCTTCCGTATCAGTGGTGAGCGTTCCTTGAAACCCAGGGTTCTTAAAATGCCAGTAAAGGTCTAAGGCAAGCGATATGGTTGTAATCCCAAGCTGTCTTCCCTTGAGAATCACAAAAAAGTGGATGTCATTGTTCAGACCCTTGGCAATCTCTTCCATCACATAGGTCTGGCTTCCAAGCAAACGATTACCTAAGCGTTGAATGCCTAGCTCTTTGGTTTCTACCTTCAGTTCCTTGCAGAACTTGTAGAAGTGATTAAGGTCAAACTTCATTCAATGCCTGGTTCATATTCGTAATAAGTGCAAACCTTCTCTGCCAGCAAGCCATCTCGGATGCAGATCAATACCACTTCCTTCCCATCATGGCTTTCTTTTAGTCCAATCTCTTGGCTGTAGTGGCAGTTTCTGCAATCGGGCTTCAATTCCATAGTTTTCCTTTAACCACAACACCGTCTTTTGCTCATCAGCACTTAAAGGACGTTTCTTTCTCTCATCTTCATACCACTTCATCGCCAGATACGGATAGCTTGGATCACCTTCTGCATACTTCGTAATCCATCTCACCGCATCATCATGCTTCACTCAATCCTCCACACCCTTACACCATTCTCCACCTTCCTTGCTGTGAACTTCTTTCCCGTTCTTCTCCACTCTCTATAGTTAGCATTGCATAGCTTAGATAGATCACCACCTTCAAGGTAGAAACTATCTCCTAGTTCTAACTGATCATAAGGGTATTTAGGCCCTGTCTTCCTCTCCGGTATATCTAAACCTCTCTCTAACGTAAACATCTCGTACATCTCCATGTTGTCGATGTACTCATCATACACAAATAGATATTTAAGGTAGGCAGGAAAAGTGAATTTTCCTTGGGGCGGAACGAGTTATGGTGCACCTAAATCCCGACCCCCCGTCCCATTCACTTGCGCCAACAACGATCGATTTGTGATGCAGGTTGCGGCCAGGTCATGACCATGCGGCTTTGAGCGGAGTGATGAGTAGGCATGTCATGGCGGGGAAAGGTAGACGGTCTAGCCC